TCATATTCGGCTGAATCATTTGAGTATCTGATGGCGGTGCTGTCACGGCCCAGCCCCAGACTGATAGCCACAGAGCTACGATAATTGCGGTCATTGTTCATCTCCTTTGATATGCTAAGTCTTCTCCAGTGAAAGCCACTCCCACACCGTCATAGCTAAAACAAACGGAGCAAGAATGATGGCGATAGGCCAAGCGATAGCGCTGAATGCAACTCCTATGAGGAACTGTTTCATGGTTGTGTGTCCTTTATTGTTAGCTTGTAAGATTGAACCGCTTCATAAGCAATATGCTTGTCATCAAAATGCCCCAGGAATATTTTCTTCCCGCGTACTTGGCAGGTAGCCTTCCACTTCCCGTACTGAGAGAACCAACTTACTCCGCGAAGTCCGGATGAGCTACCCATGTTTGGAGGAGTAATATTCAGACTGTTCTCGCTTGGTGTTGCCTCACGCAAGTTGCTTATAGAGTTGTCATGCTTCAACTGGTTTTTGTGGTCAAGCATTGAAGATGGCTCTACTCCGTAGTAGTGCATCCAAGCAAGCCGATGGGCTTTATACCCCTTGCTCCTGTACCGAATGACGATATACCCAAGAGAGTCTTTTGTTCCAGCGACCTTTCCTATTCCAGCCTTTCCTCCTGGATTTATGCGCCACCGAAATTCACCTGTTATAGGGTCGTATTCGAGTAGCTTCCTGACGCTATTGACGTTCATTTTTCACCGCCAGTCTTTTTCACTCTGTCGTCACCTTCTCCGTAGTGTTCTGCGTAGTACGTCAGCATACGGAGGTTGCAAGCGATATGTGCTAGGTGTGGAAGTCCACTTTCTGGATCTGTGTCCTGACCACCTTGCCAAGCAGACAAATGCCTAAGGATGCAAGCAAATGGAACCGACCACTTCATGCCCTTTTGCCAGTTAAAACGGGCATATTTTTTTTCCCCGTACATCCATACCCTAACTTCACCTTCAAGTGTGTCTAATGGTATGAGGCTGTAATCTGGCTTCCCCCCGTTGTACCGTGCTCCGCTACCTTTGGCATCGCTGTTCACGTCACCGATTCCGTTGGATACAGTTTCGTCTGTCAGTGGGTGGAACGTCAGTGCCTCGTGAGAGTCACCTGTCTCCGGTAGCTCCTTGGAGGAGAACGGGCTCTTCCTTAGCCAGGATGGCATTCCGATGTTAAGCATTGATTGCTCCTGCAAGTTTCTCCGACATACTGTGGAGATAGTTATTGAACCAGCGGCGAATACAGTAGCCACGGACAACGCTGATGACGGTGAACAGCAACCCCATGGAGAAGGCTTGACCACCAGTGATGTTGAAGCCGTACAGCGGGAGGATGTAGATGTTGGCTATAAAGTTTATGAGGAAACCTACACATATATTGGCGCAAACTTCAATGAAGCTGCCGAGCTTGGTCTGGTTCATTTCTTTCCAACCTTCTTGTCTGGGTTGTAAGTTCCGTCACCGCTCCTCCAACCCCTATTCTCCTTCTGGCTGGCGATGTAGAGGTTCTCCGGAGAGTTATCCCCTCCGTTGATCACAGCCTTCTTGTGAGCCACATCCTTGCCATCTCCGACCTTGGCCTTTCCCTCTGCGATCATGATGCGACGAGCTTGGTTGTTCTCGACTCTCCGAGCCTGAACCTCTGGCCGTTTGTTGTACTCGCGTTGAAACGCTAAGTCTGCTTTCGTACTCTTAGTCATTTGGTGAATCCTTCGTATTGATTGATAAACGAGTGCAACTTAGTGACGTTGCTCTCCTTCCTTGCAATAGCTTTGTTAGCCTTCACGTACCATTCCTTGAACCCAACAGCGCTCTGATAGGAGCCGTTGCAGATGTTGTCCGGAACTTTCTTCATGAGGGTTATGAGCTTCTCTCTTAGCTGTACGTCTGTCATGGCTTGGCACTCGGTCTGAACAGTGCGAAGCTAGGGCAAAGTCCCGTAGGCTCCTTCTGGTTGATCTCGCATATCCAACCCTTACCACTCATCATTTCCAAGTTGGGGTGAGCGAAGGCGCATTGCTGACAAGTCTGAGTTGTTAGGTTTGGCTTCCAGCATGAGGTTTGCTTAAAGCATTGCTTGCAGTCGTACTCATAGCTGCTCTTGTGCTTACGCTCGGACAGTCCATTTATGACAATCTTCTCCAGCTTCTCCAGAATCTTCTTCACGACCTTGGACTCGTACTGGATGATCTCTACATGGAACTCAGAGTTGTCTTTGCAGTAGGCTATGAACACGCACTTGTTGACCTTTACTCCGCTGTCCCGTGCAAGCATCAGGCCATCTACGCATTGCTCGTAGTAGTGATGGTGAGAAAGCTGAACACCCTTCTTTACGAAGTTGTCGAACATCTTCCTGTTCATACTCTTCACCTCAAGAGTCATCCTCTCAGTGTCACCAAAGAGAGTTATGAATCCATCCAGGTGGCAGACGTGATGACCACCATGGCTGGTGTACTCCCACTGCTCTCCAGTGATGGGGTCTACTGGCTCAACCCTGTGTCCTGAAGCAGATAGCATCTTCACAACGAAAGGCTCTATGCGATGACCTTCATTGAAGATGCGGATCATCTTCGGCTTGGGTGTATCGCTAGGGAACCCCCTCATGGAAAGTTGGTGGTACGCCAAGCACTCCTCCGCTATGCCAGAAGCCCCGATGTACTGCCTAGTCCTCTCGTTCTTTGCAGCCTCTTCGTTGATGGTCGCAATGTCGATGAGCGCTACTACGGCTTGAGAGATTTGGTAGTTGGAGCTAGGAGTTGGCTCTTCATAGGATTCCTCTGCCAATCCAGAACCTCCGACGCTTTGAGCAGGATTGTTTTTCCGGACAGCTTGTACTCCTGCGGAGTTTTTCCTGCCATCCTTAGACGTCGATAGGTCGTGTAGGAGAGACTCGAACTCTTTAGGAAATCCCTTAGCTGAATGAATTTTGGGTTTTCCGGAGAGTCCATTGATTGATACGATGATGTTTGCATCTGTGATACCTAGTGTGGTCGTGAGTGAGAAGTGGAGAACCACCTGACGTTCATCAGTAGTTCCCATGTCTGGTATGTGATAGAACGATGTGTCTACTGTGTAACCCTTGCTCTTGGCAAAGGCTACGACAGCATCAACCAGACATGCCATGTAATCCTCCACCGGCCTAGTTGACGATGGGGATTGGATTAGTGAGGCGAATCCGGACATTACGAATTTAGAAGGGCAAGCCACCGGAGCCAATAGCTTTGGGAGCAACAGCGGGAACGGATGTGGTTCCCGTTGGCGTACCAACGTTCTCGGGCTTCATGTAACCCTTGACCTTGTACTGAGGCTGCCCGTTGTACTCACCATCCTGTGCCACGATGATGCCCACTTCAAGGCCACGGAGAGAAGAGATATCACCAGGGTTGTCAGGGCTTGGATGGCCGCTGTTAACCAGCAGAGACTTCAACTGCTCCAGACCAATCTTCTCAGCCTGTTCGCTTTCGTGGAAGACGTTGATGTTGTCGGTGATGACGCCTTGATTGCAGACCAGCTTGACCTTGAGGATCTTGCCGTTCTTGTTCTTGTTGTCGGAGACTTCAGCTTCCCGCACCTTCACGAGATAGCGTCCAGGCTGGAGGACGGAGCCACCAGTAGCGGCGGTGACTGCGGATAGGTTCAGGTTTGCAAATGAGAATGTAGCCATGATAAAAATTCCTAGAGTTAAAGTAAGCAACTAACGCAACTGACAGGGCAAAAAATTACTTGGATGTATCCATCTTGAGAAGGATTGTGGTTACGTCTCCGGTCTCTTCAACCGTGTTCACAGAACCGGATTCGTCGCGCACCTTGGCGTTACGTCCGTTGTATGGGCCGGTGAGAATGAAGCGCTTGGTAACGCTCTTGTCAGCTTCCTTGACCGTAGCAGTTACTCCGTAGAGAACGTTGTCGAAGATTCCAGGGATCTGAGCCTGGATAGCGTTACCCTGTACCAGAGGAAGGTAAATAGCTTCTCCGTTTTCATTGTCTGAGGACTTCTCCAGAGACGTGACGATGACATGGTATGGAAGGTCACGGATGAACTTGCAAGCGCCGATCATCTTGTCCTTCAACTCACCCCAGACCTCGAAGCCGTTTTGCTTCTTGCCAGTGGCGGCGGCGGTGGCGGCAGACTTGGCATCGGCCCATGCGTAGGTCAGGTCGGACAACTCCGTGAGCGAATCCAACATGATCCACTTATAGCCAGCAGCTTTGAACTCGGGACTCATGATCAGCTTGCAGATCTCCACGAAGGAGTAGACACCAGCAGCATGGTCAACAGGGCCATCGAAGGAAGTGAATGGCAGGTAGTCGATACCTTCGCTACGGATGCTGGAGAGGCCGGACTCTCCGCTGATGATGAAGCCCTTACCGTAGTGCCGCTTGTAGTGTCGGGCTTGGGTAGTCTTACCCCAACCAGCTACGCCGATCAACAGGGTCTTACGGAAGGAGGTGGTTTCGTCTTTGGTATTAAGTGGTGTGAAGGCCATGATGGTTCCTAGTAGTCCATAGCGCGACGGATGTCACGGATCTTGATGTCGAGGAGTGGGCCGAGTGTTGCGCGGCTTGCTTTGATTTGCGCCAGTTCATTCTCCAGGTTGGCAATGCGACGGTCGAGGTTCTCTCTGACTGTTGGGTCGTAAATTACTTCTGCTGCTGAACTCGCTTTAGCAGCGTAAGCGTCACCAGAACAAAGCGTAGAGGGATAAATGTTATTCATGATCAGGCGTCCTTTGCGATGTCGATTGCGGGGCTACCTGCTTTGATCTCGTAGCACTGCTTGAGAGACTCTTGC